ATTTTCTTCATAGATCCTACAGGTATTCGAAATACATAAGAATTTTCTGTTCTTTGTTCAAAATGACCGTATTCTGATCCTCTTATGTATGAAGACCTATCTCCATTAATTATTTTCTGTCTTCCAATTTCGTAAGCTTCTTCTATTTTTTCTTGTATGTATGGATCTGTAAAATCGAATAAATCTTGGTTCGTGACTATTCCATCGGCAGTAGTTATTCTAAATTGCTTTTGTAGTTTTTCAAAAATATGAGTTTGTTTATAAGATAAAGAACAAATATCTTGAACAGTTATAGTTCCTACACTATTGGCAGAACCAGAATTTACATCTTTAGTTTTAACTTCTATACCAATCTGTTGTAAATCTGCGCCAGGGCCTTGGTTAATGTTCCACCCATCTCTAGACATAACTTGTTCAAATTGTTTTCCTCGAATACTATGATCTTTAGATAATACAGTACCAGTATAATCTTTTTTGATTCGTTTAATTTTCATACTGGGCTGTCCTGTGTATATTGATCCCAATGTGTATACTTAGTTTTACGCATTAGATCGTGTAGTTGATGGGTCCATACTCCAGGATTAGTAGCACCCCAAGTACGGTCGTCAATTTTAAGTGTTGCGTTGTAGTTGTAAAGTTTAATGTAAGGTAATTTTACACTAATCATAGGAATAAATCTATCTTGTTCGCACCACCCTTCTTCGTGTATTTCTTCAGCATATTTGACATCGAAGTCTAAGCAGACCCAATATCCTGCCTCCAAGCATCCCATAATCCTGTTATCCCAAATTTTCCAGTTATCATATGTTGCCGGATTAAAACTTTGACTAGTACCAAAGTAAATTTGTTTAATACGTTTATCTTTATCTTCGAAGCTTTGAGAATCTTCTGCTATTGCAAGAATGTCTTTTAGACTCGGTGTTCCTACAACGAACAATGTGTACATACCGTGAGCTACAGTATGTTCTACTTCATAGCCTGTGAAATAAGTTACATCTTGCCTTTGTTCTGTGTTTAATCCCATTTAATATATCCTCTACTGTAGCCTTGTGGTCTGTTTAATCCATCTTCGAATGCTTGTTGCCATTCAGTGTTGCGATTATAGCACTTAGTCCAGAATGTGTCAACTTTTAAATTATTTGTTTTTACCCAAAGCTCTGCTTCGTACATTGCATTATAAAATCCGTTATGTCTTGGACTAGGCATAGCAATAGTATTGGCATTCCAAAGTAGTTCGCTAAATGTAGTTGTGAATGATTCTTTTTCCGCAGCTATAATCCAAACGCCTTGCGGAGCCAACAGTTTACGTTTCAGCACTTCTGTGTGTTCTCTAATGTCAATAATCACATCATATTTTTCGTAACTTGGCTCTTGTACTAATACATTCTCATTTGCCCACAGTTCGTGATTGCTATTCCCCCAAACTTCAATAGTACCAAATTTGTAATAATCTAGTTTTAGTGTGTTGTAAGCAACCCAGGCAAGAAAGCCACTACCAATTATCAAACATTTAGATAGTTGTAGTATTTTGCTTTGAAGTAATGTGCTGTTTTGTTTGACAATGTTAATACCACAAGCTACTGGTTCTAAAATATATTTAGGCTCGGCGCTAGGAACTACTATAAATTCTCTAGCTCTAACATTGTAATAGTCGGCATATGCAGGCTCTCCTCGAGTCGCTACATAATCGCCTTCTTTAACATTGAGTATTTGTCCACCAACTTTGGTAACAATACCTAATCCTTCGTGACCACTCATATGAGCAGGCAATGTAGGAAATTTGCCTGTCATCATATCTATATCACTACGGCAAACACCAGTCATAACAGCTTTAACTTCAATTTCAGTATCAGCAGGTTCTGGTTTAGTCCATTCTTCTTCTACAAACTTACCATCACTGTATGTTCTAAGTAAACGTACTTTCAAAAGTTCTCCATTCTTTCGTGAATCCAATAATCTATTGTATTTTGTTTACTCCAGAATTTGTCATTATCGAGATTACGTATTGCATCGTCGATCATACGTTCGTAAGCATCTTCTGGGCATAATCCTAATTCATATGTAAATGTGCTATTGCCGAAATCCATTTCAATGTTACGTTTGTCTTTATCTAATGTGCGCCAGTCTGCGGTCAATTTCCATTTGTTACTAAATCGTATTTGAGCAAAGTCGTCTACATCGTATGTACCATCTGAATTAACTGTGCCGTATTCTGTGTTTAATAAATCTTTTAAATGGTATCTCATCAAACTAGAACGATTATTCATAGCAGTAGTTAACCAGTCAGGGTTTAACGCTATATACAAGCTCAGTAAGTGAGGCATTAGATCTCTACTAACTCCACCATAAGCAAGTTTTTTTGTAGTAAACCAGCTTCCAGGACTAGGCACACGATCTTGATTTAACCAATTAAGTCTGACCCTGTCCGCCGATTGAGCAGATTCTTGTAATTCTTTGATGTTACTACGCCACATATTATTCTTCACCATCATAAAACGTGTATCAGGAAAGGAGTGAACAAGAGTCATCCAATTACTAGCCGTGGCCACACCAGGCTTTTCGATAAACACAATTTTACATTCGTGGGAAATTTTTACAGCTAATTGAAAATGTGTAAAATTTGGTGTACAGATGTGAGCAGTATCAAAAGGGCCTCTAGCTAGTATAGCTGATACAGCATCAGGAAAGTCTGCTTTTTTACTAATATCAGAATCTACTGTTACAATCTCGGCTCCTAGATTGGTCAGTACATTTTTGTATAATTGACCGATACCCATGCCTATAATAAGACTTTTCATTGAATTTTAAGTTCTTCTCTAAGAATGTTTTCTACTAATTCGTTTAGAGTAATATCTTGTTCGTGCGCAATTCTGAAAAGTTTATTTAATAAATTGTCTGGAAGGTCTAATGGTACTTGCACACGTTCATCATAATCGATACCCATAACAATATGTGTAGCTTTTTCTATGATGTCATCAGCTAAATCAATATCTACAAAGTTAACATGATCATATGCTTCTTTAACATCTACACCTCTGGTTTTAGATTCGTTATTATGTGCTTCTCTAAATTCAGGATGTATCCACCGATAACTGTTTTCTTTATCATAATCGTGTGCTTCGAATTTATATACAGTAGTAGTTTTAGTATCAAATACAATACCGATACTAAAACCGTCGTGATCTCCATTCCAGCAATCTAATGCATGAGCGTTCGGACCAAAACAGTTCCATAGATAGTCGCTTCCTTCAGTGATACGATAATCTACACATTCCATAAAATCTTTAATTGTAATCATTTTACATTTTCCTCATACTGTTTAAAAAGTCTAGTTACTGGTTCCATTCTTTCTTGAAAAATATCAGGACTTGTTTGAGATGTTTTATTCATATCATAATAATCAGGATAGTGTCGTAGACACCATCTTGCTTCATCTCTGATAATTTTAGGAACTCGGGGAGTATGCTGTGGGTTACACAAGTTTACTAACAGCTCTCTTGTTCTAAGCACAGCTCGAAATCTTTCATCTGGCAAAGTCATTTTATACTTTCTTCAAGTTCATCAAGTTTATCTTCGGAAAAGTCTTCAACGACGTCAGATTGTACATTATCATTATCATTATCGTCAAAGAATTTGGCAAAATTGGTATTTGCGTTTATAGTGCGTTTTCCTGTGTAACCTCTAGTGCCAGGAATTGCCATCCAAAACTTACTAAATTCTTCTACGATTTGATCAGCAACTCCTCTATCACTAGTTGCAAAAATTGCATCTATTACGTCTTTAAAAAAGATTCTATCAAATTTTTCTTGAACTAGCATACCAGGACATAAACCCGCATCATATTGTCGATTGGCTTCTTGAACAGAACTAAGATGCATCCAAACATTATGCCCCATGAGAATAGCATAAGTGAAACTATCCCAACTAGTTTTATTTTCTTTACCCATCCTATTTAGGTTACCAGGAGCGTAAACACAAACTTCGTTAGTTTTAACACCATCTAATACAGGGCTATTTTCTACATACTTGAATATCCCATCTTGAATTAATGTATCTCTAAATAATCTTGTATCTGTTGCGTATTGTTTATTATCTAAAGTAGGTAACATTCTATATAACCACTTCTTACGATCTTCAATTTCTGTCTGTATGTACATTTGGCCATTAGCAGTGGCCAAAAATGGACTTGCACAATCAAAACTAATAGTAAAGTTTTCATTATGATATTTTCTTACAGCACGTTGAATATCGGTAAGTAATAATGCCCATTCCAATTTACTTGTTCCTAAGAAGTGCATCCAGTCTTGTTTACCTTTTTCTAATAAACCGTCAAATCTTAAAGATACAAGTCTTTTCAAAGTGAGATGCAAATCGCACATATTTTGTCCACCCATAGCCCAACCGTTAAAATGTGCATCTGGAAATACCTTCGGATCGCAATAGTGTTTCATACGTTGATACCAATCTTCAGCATCTGAATGATTTTCACCTTGTAACACGTTTAAAAATTTACAATTACCATTTCGATTTTTAATAAAGTAGTCATTATTTAGATATGTGCCTTGAACTGCTTCCATATAGGAATTAATTTTACTAGCAGCAGCGCCTTCAGGACTACGAGCTACCCAAGCAGGAATATCTAAACACATTCCATAATCCATTAGACTGTCCATCCAAGTCAATACTTGACTACGTTTTTTCTGTGCAGCCGGACAATTAGGATCTTTCCAGTCGGCTTCCCACTTTCCTTTACCTATCTGGAATCCTCCAGAGTCCCCAAGAACCCAACTGTCTCCATTTCTTGGACGATTCCTGAACATAGATTCTCTATCATCATTTTTAGCTAAATCTAAATTTGCGTGACCAGCAGAATATAAACACCACTTATAATAGAATAATCCTTTTTGAGGATCTAGATAATTAAGTCCTTCGACATCGTTAATAAAGTTTTGTGGTATTCTGCTAGGTTGTACATAAGGATATCTATGTCTCTGATATCCAATGAACGATGCATAAAAGCCGCTAGTAGCAGGTAAAAATAATGCATAATCGTTTTGTGTGGCAGTTAAATCTGTATTCATTTTGCCTCTAATTTTTCTAACAATGATCCTACTTGTACATCTATCTGATTCATAGCTTGTGCTTTAAATGTATCTGAAGTGCTAGATCCGCTTATGATAGTTCCAGGAGGTATAGTACCAGGCAATGTAGTAGGCCAATGAGTTTGCCCAGGATGTACAGGAGGATTAGTACCGGTCCATGGTCCAGAAGGCACAGCAGTTCCTGGAGATGTTATTGTTGTAGGTGCATAAGTTGATCTATATGCTCCTGCATTTTCTAAATTACTTAATCGTCTAGTAATATTATTAATATCATCTACTATTCTACGTAATGGACCTTTACGTAGTCCTTCAGGATTTTGTTGTGCATTAACCATAGCACTAATTAACACTAAATTTTTTAGTGCTCGTTGTACTGCCGGATTATCTGAACTCATTGCTGTATCAAATAAATCCACAAATGTTTCTAAATCAAAATCTGCTTGATCTTTTTCTCTCATTCCCATTATTGCCTTCCCCATTTAATTTTTAACCATATACGTTCGTGTATGTAATAATCGATACTCAAAAGTATATGCAGTGCTGTAGCAAACCCTGTACTTTTTGCTACATCACCTATAAATAACCAAGTCCAAAAGATAGTGAATAACCAAGCAGTGATTCTATATGTTATCATTCGCACTATAGTTCGTGTTTTTGTTTCAATCATTTTGTATGTGCTGGCAAAATGTAATCATAACTGGCTAAACCGCTGTTTACTGTGATCATCATTGCACCTGCATCTGCAATTTTCATTACTTTATCTCCGTCTAGACTAAGAATGTTTAGCACTTGAGAAATCGGCCAACTCCATACTTGTTTCAATTTTCCAGTTACACCTGCTTCAAAAATAAAACTTCCTGCATGAGTACTTGCATCTCCAAAGAAGAATACTAAGTTTCCATTTTCAGTTTTTACTTGAAATACAGGTTCTTCACTATGCACTTGAGACTGTAATTTTAATCTTGTAATAGCAGCTAAACTAGGTTCTAATTCTATATCCCAACTTGCTCCTTTAAATTTCACAGTTTTTAATTTTTCATTAATAATTTGTTGATTCATAAATCTGTAATCATTAACAAAGTCTCCTGTACTATTTTCAAAGTGTAAACTTACAGGAATTTCTTCACCATTTCTTTCTGCTATAATTACTTCGATTTTAGCATTTTCTTTATATTCAGGATTTCTTAAATGCAAACTTAGCTTATCTAAGTTAGGCATACCGAATGTTCCAGTAAATTCAGTCACAGGGCTATTAGTTTTAGCATTGATAATTACGCTACGATCTTCTGCCATAGACTCAATAATAGTTTCTGCTTCGTTTCCAGTAATTTTAACTAAAGGAATATTTCCTAAAGTATGTGTATGACTTACAATGTCTGTTAAAATATCTTTCATTTTATTCTCCATAAGGTTATTTAGGTTTACATTTCGAAAAGACTATTAAATGTATTCTTTTCTTCGGTACTTCTGATGTTCCAATTTAAAACACCAATAAGATTTTCTAATTTTTTATCGATGATAGTTGCCTCCATTTCTCCATGATCGAATGGCAAATCTTTAAACCATTGCGGCAAACGTAATTCATCAACCGGGTATGCTACACTAGAATACTCTAAAGGGTTATCTTTTAATTTACACACAATAACTTTAGCTCCGTCTGTAATATTCATACTGTATTTGTCATCGAACATACGTTTTAATGTGTTCCAATTAATGCTAGCACGAACATGTCCTGGCATATTGGCCTTTCCTTGCCTTTCTTCTTTATTTTGATATTCCGTGATATTATTTGCACGTTTGGGAGAACCTTTCTCCCAGCCAGGGCGAGCCTTAAATGCGATTCTAAATTCACTAATAAAATCTAAAACTTCTCTTTCAGAAGATCCAGTTAATACCATTTCTAACACATCACTTAAGAAGTCTTGAATAAATTCTGGAGTATCGCTGCGTTTTAGATCTAACCCCATGGCCTTAATTTTACCAGGCTTACCGTCTACGTCTACTCGTTTGCCTTCTTTATCATAATAAAGAACAGCATAACGTTTTTTTGTAATAAACAATGCTTTAGATCCGACAATTTCTCTTCCTGCCTTTATAACTTCTCCTCTACTAGTAGGACAATGAAATACATCTTGCATAAATTTAGGAAAAGTTTTATTAACTTCTTCTCCAATTTGATCATACAATGACGTTATGGTTTCTTTTGACCACGGAATTTTTCCAGCGTCGATATCCTTTTTAAGCGTCTTATAAGCAGAAAAATAACAACTATCAGTATCGCCGTAGATAATAGCTTTTCCAACATGATTATATTCTCCTGTTATAATTTCATTTACTTTACTGGCCATGTGTTTGGCAATTTGTCTACCAACTAGTGTAGTACTTTGTCCAATTCGTTTATCAAAGAATCTGCAACCAGGATTAAGAATAGCACCATACAAACTGTTCAAGTTAATTTTTTTAACTAGTTGTCGTTTATCCCAATACTCTTCTTCGATCTTATTTCCGTTAGAAATACATTCTTTTAGTTTTGCCTGCATTTCTTTACGTTCCGCATACCATCGTTTTAATAATCCAGGTATAATACCTTCTTTTTCATATGTAAAGATTGTACCATTACTGCTTAACATAAATGGCTGATTACTTTCGAATATTAATTTATAAACTTCAGCAGCACTTAAAATGTCATGAGTATCATCTTCCCAGTCAATAACAACCTCTGTTCCTATTTCTTTATTCATTACAGCTTCATATTCGAGAGAACCAAATTTTCCCTCCCAACTAGCTGCGAAGCTTTTTCCTTTGGCCATTAAATTTTGTATGTATTCTTCGGTCATAGTTTGACGTAATTGTCCAACAATAGTTTCTGGCCCCATATTAAGCGCACGAATAGCACTCGGGTATAGACTGTTAATATCCAGACTTCCTACCCAATCTTGTAATCCTTCTTTAGGATAAGCAACATATGCACCGGCAGCAGCAGTGTCTTCACGTTCACTCATCTTTGTTCTATTAGGAACTTGAAATCCTCTTCGATGTGCTTCATTGATAATAGCTTGCTCTGTAACAGCTACCGCACCCATAGTTGTTTGTAGAAGTACAGTATTTTCATGAGCCAGTTTGTTACTTAAATCTAAGAATTTTAATTTTTTATCTAACTTATCAAGCAGCGCACAGTCTTGTCTATTGTATCGTATAAATTCTTTGAAGTCATTGTTATACAATTGATCTAACGTACCTTCGTACGGGACTTTTCTTTCACCAAGTTCATATTCCGCGATGGCATCCAATCTATAGGAATGTCTTTCTTCGTAAGTATATTTGCGGTATAGTTCGAGGTAGTCAAGGTGTACCCGTCCAACCAAGTCATAGGTTTGTGCTGTTTTTCCGTAACGTTCATATTCTCTCTTTCTAGGATGTAGATTCCATAGACAAAATCTTCGTGTGTCGTCTTTGCTTAGGGTTTTAGTTACTCGATTCACGGTATATGGAATATCGAATCCTTCACTATTCCAGCCACTTAATATATCTGCATCTTGTATTAAATTAAGAAAAGTATCTAACATATCTGCTTCGTTATCAAACAAATGAGTGTTAGGAAATTCTTCAACAAGCTTTTTAGCATCTTCCATACTGACACCCTTTGGAGGAATAGCCAAACAAACCATAGTTTCTAGCCATTGAAGATATACTGCTATAGCAGTAATCGGCATAAAAGCATCGTCGGGGCTTGCATAACCTCTTTCAGGATCGAAGTCTACTTCAATATCGAAAAATGCTGCATTTAGCTTAGGAGCGTCTTGTCCTAAGTAATGCTCGCTTAGAGATACAAATATAGGGTTAATATCTGCTTCGTACAGAGTTTGATTACTATGTATTTTTAGTTCTTTGTGAAAATCTTTGCTAGTTTTGCAAACGATTCTACTTAGGGGATCCCCATAGATGCTGGTAAATTTACCTCGAGCATCCGGGTAATAAAAAGTGTATTTTACTGGATATTCTTTGAAAACTCTTTTACCATGTTCATTGCGTTCAACAATATGTATGATATCAGAGTCGCGGTTAAAGTATGCGTCTACGTACATTAATTCTCCTATACCATTTGTGGCTGGTAAATACCAAAATAATCATTTATGGCTGATTAGACCTTGCTCTGAGATATTTAGCAAAATTACTTATAAGGTCAGAAATTTTTTCACATAAAATAGCAATGTTAAGACCAATATCTAAAAGTATAAACATTACTAGACCCATGCCAATCCAACTTAAGAGTATTTCGAATAGTATCTGAGCTATCATAACATTCTTACTAGACCTACAATATCAATGGTAACTAACAACATATAATTTGCTAACATCCCAAACGACCTGCGAGTCCAAGCTGCCCAAGCGTACATAGAACAACCGCTAATCCAAATAGGATAAAGAATAAGCAACGGCGGATTAGGGACGGTTGCTGCCATAGCGATACTACAACCAATACTAAGGACCCAAGCAAACAACTCGACAGTAAAACGTATACGATTAGATCGCCAATCATCTTTTATCCATTGAAATATGTTATAAACAATATCGTTCATTAGTCTTGAGGCAAGTTTTTAGTAACTCCTAGGATAGTTTCGATCTCATCCCATTCTTCTTCGTGTACCTTCCAGTTATCTTTATGAGCAATTTTGATTGCTTTGTTGATAATACTAGGTTTAACATTTAATTCTTCTGCAACTGCTTTAACGGTTTCTTTAAGACCTTCTTGTAAATCTTCGATTTCCCTTAAAACGGTTGATCCTTCATTAATCAATCGTTCTAGTTTAGATTTTTCTTCGGGTCCATACATTCTACTCATAGCATACTCCTATAAAAGCTTTATTATAAGTTAGTAAATTTATAATGTCAATGTTTATTATATTTTTGTTAACCAAAAATTTAACCAAAAATCTTGATTTATTTTGTATTCGAACTTATAATACTTGGACTGTGTTAACTTTCTTACTTACATTATGAAGACTAAAACTATTGCTTTTTCTTTAATTTTTGCTGTTAACAGTGTGTGGGCCAATGCTTGGGATAATCCAAATACGCCATTTGACACCAAAAGAAACTTTACTGAATCGTCTACTATTCGTTGGGTGACAGTGGATAATGTACAAGAAGCCTGTGAAAAAGAATCACGTAGCAGAGGCTATAATGGTTTTGGTATGAGTGTGTTGGCTTGCTCTTTTTTCAAAGGAGATCAGTGTACAATCATTACTGGTAAGAAAACAACCATGCACACTTTAGGACATGAAGTTAGACACTGTTTTCAAGCAGATTGGCACAAATAAAAAAGCCCCTTGCGGGGCTTTTTTATTGAATAGATTTTATATCTACCCCTTTTTGTTTAAGAAGTATAAGAGCTTGAGCCATTTCTCCACCTGAAAGATCTCCCTTCAGGCCTTGCATTAATGTTTCGCCTGTGTATTCTTGATATTGTTTAGATACACTTTGATACTGTTTAGCATCTTTGATTGATTGTAAGACTTTAAATACTGCTTTATTATCTGTTCCGATTCCTTCTATGGCATTTTTTAATTGCCATGCGAGGGACTTATCTGTTTTCCAAAGTGCAGGTTCTGTCTTAGTTGCATTTGGATCTGTCTTGGTTGCATTTGGATCTGCCATAGGTGCTTGTCCGGATACAGGAAATCCGTGTTTTTTAGCAATATCTGGATATTTCTTCATAGCTTGTCTAGTTTTGCTATTTGGACCTCCAAGATTTCCGTCAATGCCGTCTTTGTTGGAACCATAAGTGCCTAAGTCTGCACCTGCTGCTTTTAGATCTTTCTGCATTTTCATAACTGCAAATTGATTTCCAGCGAGAGGTTTATCTCCACCTGTTTTGGTTTTTTCTCCAGGCATAGGCTGTCTTGGTACTTCCGGCATGCCTGGTTTATCAGATCCGGGAGTAACTGTTGAAGTAGAGTATTTGCTAATTTCATTACTAACACTGTTGTAACGATCTATTTCTCTATTTAGATCTTGAATGTTTGGGTAATTTGTATATCTTGAATCTTTGCCGAGGTCTTTAAGTTTCAAATATAATGTATTAAGTTCTGTTTGCTCAGCTGATGAAATTACTTCATATACTGGAGCGTCTATTCGATTTTCAATTTCTGACAATTTTGTCATTAAGTCTTTAATATTCATTTTAGTCCTCTGATCTTATTTTCTTGCTGTTCCAGCATATTTCATAATCATAGCTGCATCGTCTGTGCCATAAGGATCAGTATATTCTGGTTCAGGCTCAGACTTCTTAGGGTCTGGAACTATTTTTTGATCAGGCACTATTCGTTTTTTAGGATCAGGCTGAGGATTTTGACCACTTGGTTCCTTCATTAATGACTTATCTAACAGCTCTTTAAATCTAGCCACTGCTGTTTTAAGTTCCTCGGGAGTCATTAACGGATCCTCGCCTGCTGGCTGCTCTGCTTGCCCAGTTGGCTTTTCTGGCTCTGCTGGTTTTTCAGGAGTAGGTGCTGGAGTTGCTTCTGCACCTTTTTGTAATGCCATATAACGATCTACTAGAGTTTTGACATCAGGGCGTTGATCTTTCATCGGTCCTAGCTTGCTCATTACATCTGTAAGTTGCTTTTGTTCTTCAGGGCTTAAATCTTTTAATGCTTCAAAAACATAACCAAAAGATTCTACTAGTTTTCTAGAAATACTTTCGATAGTTACTGGTGCTGCATTTTTACCTTCTGCTTTGTCTAATAGTTTTATTGCAGTAGCAATGTCTTTAGCTAATTCGTCTTGCTCTTTCTTTCCTGGAGGAAGGTTTATACCTATATCTGTATTTTGACCTTGTGTAGGTTCAGGTTCTGGACTCTTTTGATCGACACCAGTGTAATTACTGGTTTTCTTCTGGTCATCAGTTGGTAATGTATCCATTGTACCAGGTTCTTGTTTTTCTTGATTAAAAGTTTTCCATGTGACACCTTCTGGATAATCAACAGGCTTGCCATTAACAAACTCTCCGTCGATACTAGTAGGATTAACAGCAGATCTGTCTTCAGGATCAAATTTAGCAAAGTTCCATTTAGCAATTTCTTGTCTACCTTGATTAGGATACTGCCCTTGTTTCATATGATAGAAATTTCCATCGCTGTGTAACATTAAGGATGTTCTTCCACCGAAGTTATTTTTATGAAAATGTGTAGGTTTAAATTCTGTAGGTGCTGCTTCAGATAGTGTCGCACCACTTTCAATTTCTTGTAATTTTGTAATTAAGGATTGTAAGTCCATATTTCTTTCCTATTATTATTCTTGCTCACTTTTAAGTTACACGGTAGCGAATCGTTTCACTAAGGCAGCAGCCGCCTACGCACCATAGCGGTCCTAAGGTGTGTTATTTTGGAACACAGTTTGGAACTGTGCGTCCGTTCTTTTGTTTTGTTCCTACAGGCTTGTAACCTTTCCAACATGGATTATCTTTCGGATCTCTAAGACCTTCTTCAACTTCTTTACATCTACAGCCTTTTACATGGTCTCCAGGAATAGGACTTTTACTATCATTTGGAGGCGCTGTGTAATATTCTTCTAATTGTGATATCTGTTCGTCTAGTTGATTTTTTAGTTGTCTAATATTGTCTAAAATATCTTCTACTTGTACAACAGGTTTACCTTGAGTATTTGAAGCTCTGCCTGTGCGGCTAGCTTTCATTTTATCTCCACTACCGCCAATGTGTTTACTAGCTAAACTTAGTCCTGCCTTACGAGGGCCTTTACTTGCTTTGCCCTGTTTAACTTCGCCACCTTTGGATAGATAATCTTTTACTGCGGAATCTACGTCAGCAGTTTTTTCGTTAATTTTTCTAGAGATTCTTTCTGCTAGTTGTTTGGCACGGTCTTTATATCTTTCTTCTGATTCGGATATTTCGTCTTCTATTTTTTTAAAGTATTTTCCGATCATGCTTGGTTTAGCGTCTTTTTCTTTATTAAGAACCGGATTAGTAATATCTTTTTGATAGTGTTGAACAGCCATTAATTCTGCTGTACTTAGTCTGTTGTTTGATTCATTAACAATAGACAAAAACTTCTCCATATCTTTAGAAGAAGTTTTGTTAGGTGCCGACGCTCCATCTACAGCAGCTAAGAATTTTTTCATATCCATAATTTATTTCTTAGCCGTTTTAGCTGCATCCTTCCAATCTTTAGCATTAGGTGCTTTAGGATGATTTTTGTCTCTACTAGTTCCTGCTGCTTTACGTTTGTTTACATTATAGTAAAGGCCTTTCTTAACTGCTTCTTCCATAGGACACTCTTTTAAACCATGTACTGGACAGCTCTTGCCCTCCATAGTTTGATTACACCCTTTTGACATTTCGTTTGTTTTCTTACGATAAACATCTACAGGGCCATGCTTACTACCTTTTTTAGGTAGATGTACTTCGTCGGGAGGTGATGGTAATTTGTCACCACCTTCTTTTATTTTCTTGTCTTTAAGAGCCTTTTTCATTGGCTCTTTTTTGTTACCATCTTTGTCGAAGTCAAGATAATCTGGCTTAGACGATTCTTTAACTTTTTTATCCTTCTTCGGCTTTTCATCTTCCTCGTCCTCTTTATCTGCTGCTTGTTTACTACCGCCATAGCGGGATCCTTTTTTAATTCCACTACCGCCACTAGGTTGAGGGCCTCGTTTTTTCTCAAGATACTTTTGCATCTCTTCAAAGCCTTCTTTGACATCCTTTTCTTTGTCATCGTCTTTCTGTTTGCTGCCACCGTATGCCTTGCCTTGCTTTTTTCCAGCACCGCCGCTTGGCTTCGGTTTATCTTTTTCTTTCATATACTTTTCTAAGTCGTCAAATCCTTCTTCGACTTTGTCAGTTTGTTTTTTAACTTTTTCAGCTTGACGCTTTGCTTCCATTAATTTTTGTTGAAATGCAAGACGTACACTTTCACTGTAGACATCGCTGTTTTCTAATTTATCGCCATATTCGCTAGCTTTCATTTCATATTCCATAAAATGGTATACACTAGCAATATAATCAGCTGCTTTAGTAATCTTAGCCTGCACCCAACCTTCTAGTTCTTGACCTTCTCGGATCATTTTAAATAATTTCATAGAATAGTTGGCTAATTTGTATAGATCAGCACGGGCCATTGCAGCTTCGTGATTATCTGGACGTCTATCTAAATTCATGAGTTTTTCTCCAATACGTTATATTTATCGTTTGACGGCACCACCGCCGAATATGTTATTTTTTATATCTAATGCATTCTTAGCAGTACCGTCTGGGTTCTTAACTTGAACAGTTTTGGGAACACTAGGTGCCTTAGTTCCAGATTTACCCGGAGTTCCTGTGTAGCTTTTTTTGCCTCGGTCTTTACCTATAGCAACATGGGGACTGACCACTGAAGCAATATTACCGGCACTAGTAGCACCAGCAGTGGCAGTTTCTCCTAATAGTTCCCTTAAACGCATGATTAGCCCTCAAATGCATCTAATGCATCATTCCAATGTTTAATACGATCTTCCATGCCAATCGTGCCACCGTTGATTCTTTTACTTAATAAGACAATGTCACCTTTGTCGCAAATTGCATTTAGTTGATTCTTATACCAGAACCAGCAAGCACTAAGGGTCGCATATTCTGGAGTTCTTAGTAAGTCCGGATCATTTGCTAATGTATCGTCGCCGAATAAATCTCGACTGCATTTAGTATAATTGTCACGTCCAGTTAATTGTAGAATACCTCTACCGCGGAATTTCCAACCATCTCCGCTAGATTCAGGCCCATTGCCCATACGACTACTATAGATTTTGTTAGCGATCTTTTCAGGTTTACGCTCATAGGCTTTTGCTGTAGCATCGTCCGGAAAGTATTTTCCAAATAATCCACGAAGCCCTTTAGCTCCGTAGTTTAAATTTTCTTGTAGTGCAGTAAAATCGGCACTTTCGTGTTGACATTGTGCAATAAATCCTGCTACTCTAGCAGGTGTAGTAATCATAAATTTTGGTAAGTACATATTAAACGCATTATACCAAAGCTCTAATTCTTTGTTTTTATGTACTACTTTTTTAAGATTGTTTAATGTAAAATCAAATTCAAATCCACTCATTTGCTACTCCTTTTTTTACCTTGCCTCATATTTATTTGCCAATGGGCTAATTGTTTTTTACGAGGACTTGCTGTGTCACTGCTTCTAATTTTTTTTAGTGTTGAGATACTGGATTTTTTTGGAATCCCGTGTCTTGCACTATCGCCTTTATCTTGAGGATTTTTACCATCTGCAAAATTTTCATCAATATCGTGTGTATCTAATCCTAGTTGTTTAAGATATTTGATATATTCGTGTTCCAGAGGTTCACTGCCAAATGATAATACAGTTTGAGGAGGTCCTTGACCGAAATCGTGTTTACCTAACCCTTTTAAATTACTAATATGCTGACCTAATTTATACCAGTCATATGTGTCACTAACATCTACTTTTACAGTGCCTTTAGGCCATGGAATTAAATCTCCTTCTTTAATAGGAGTATTCATAGTTTTTAGGTAATTTTGAAATATTCCGTGACGTTTTTGTAAACCAGCTAGTCCAGGATTAATATACCTAGTTACAGTTCTTGTATCAGTAAAGTTTTTAACATTAGGCTGGACTCTATTTTTCCAGAACCACACACTGGCTTTGGCAGCGATTTCTGGTTTTTCTAATAATTCGGGTTTGTTATCCAAAGGAAGACCTAGTGCTTGACCGGCTTGAGTATAATTCCATCGACCTGTTAATTGAATAAACCCGCGACCTTTAAATCTTTGTCCGTCTCCAGACATAGTATTACCTAACTCTTTGGCCTTATCAGGACTAAATTGTTTATCGTATTTTTTTAAAAATTCGTCAGATGTACCAAATTCTACAAGTGTTGCATAATTTGCTGTTTCGTGTGCGCACTGTGCTAAAAATTGTGCAAGCTCTTTGCCTTTGATGCCTGCCTTTAAAGCAAAATTTCTTAGCGTAGATTCTAAAGGATTGCCAGTTATTGGAGCAGGTTGAGCTGCCTGACCTGATATTTTTTTGTCTACAGAAGTAGGTTGTTTTTTCTTTTGTATATTAGAAATTAAATCACCAATTGGGTCGCCTTTAACATTACCATATGAATCTAATTTTTCTTTAATAGATTCAGCTTCTCCGCCACCATCTCCGCTGTATCCACTGTCGTATCCATAACCACCGTAAGGTCCAGGACCCCATGCTCCATAACCGCCATAAGTATTTCTACTAAAAAGTGAATTTTGTTTTCGTTGACGAGATTTTTTCTTTCTACGGCTTTCGCTTACTACAGCAACACTACCAGAAGATTTTACAAAATATGCATCAAAATCTACATTAGGGTATTCTTGTTCTAAACTTTTGAATACTTTTAAATTTGTCATCGAATCATCAATAAGATTCACTCTGTTATACTTGCCGGTATTTAGATACTTTCTTACCCATACGGCTTTTTTATAAGCCGGCGGTTCGTCACCAGGTAAATTGCCTGCACGATGAACATGTATACGACTCATATCAATACCATACTTTTCAAACGTACTTAAAAATTTATCTTTATCATCAAAGTCGGCACGAGCAGTTAACATAATTACTTTGGTATTAGCTGCCCGGTCTAGGATACGTTTTAATGTGTTGATCATTGGTTTAATTGGTTCGC